TTAATGCTGCCCATAAACGATCTTTAATAGATGCTGTTTCTACAGCAGGATCTTTTACACGCATTGCTTTTAGATCCTTTTTACGATGTAAGTCGTCACCGCTTGGAAGTACATCATCCATGTCCATGAATTCTTCTTCTGGCTCGTTGTCGTAATCTTCCATTTCTGCTTCTTCTGGTTCTCCCATTGGAAGTTTCATTTTTACCGGCATATCCATCGGTGCATCCATTGGTGCATCCATAGGAGGCATAGCTGGTTTATTTTCTACACCTGCTAATGCTCTAAGGATTTCTGCCATTTCGCTTGCACTGCTTGTTTTTAATGTTACGCCGCTTTCCATGCCATCTTCTGACATGCCGCATTCAGTAACGTTGGTTTCTTCTAGGCGTCCTGCTTTTAAAAAGTTTGACAGTATATCTTGCATTGATTTATCTTGCATCTTAGTTCCCCACTACGCTTTGGTTGTTTTGTGGTTCTTCTTTCGTTGCTTCCATTTTTAAACCACTGGACGTATCACCACGCTCTTTACGTGCTGTTTCTAGTTCTTTCAATAGATCCATAATGCGATTTTCGCCTGCATCTCTTTGAGCACTCTCTCCGCCCATGTCTTCTTGTGTTAGAAGTGTTTCATAAGGACCGCTTTCTTTTTCTTGTTGATACAATTCTTGCGGCTCTTCAGGATGTCTTACAATAACATGACTTGCCGGTACGTCACAGCATTGTGCAATATATTCTTGTACACTTTCTCTAGTTGTAGGATAACGCACTTCTGCATCCCAATACTGTACATCAATATTTTCCAACTGTGGAAAATCTAGTGGACGTTCTTGGATAGGTGTTTTTTTGCCTTTTGTCCAACTAGCAACTGTCCATTTTTCCATGCATCTGCGTATTTGATCTTCGCAACCTTCTGGCAACGGACCAGCGACACCAATCTTCCATGGATATGTTTTGTGAGATTCTGTTAATATTTCTTTAATACTTTTCATTGTAAGGATCCTATTATATACTATTTATCTTTATCGATACCTTTAAGCTTTTCTAACAAGCTGTTTCTGTCGGTTACAACATAGCCTTCGCCTTCAGTAAAACCGCCATTATCGCCAAAGTTGTCCTGATCCATTTTTTGTTTTTTTAATTGTAACTCAACCATTTTGAGCTTTTTATCCAACTTGGCTACTTTTGCATCAAGATTTGTTTTGAGCATATTACCTGCAACTTCAAATACTCGACCGCTGTAACGACTTTCGACATTCATTCCTAAATCCATTAAATCGTCATATGCTTGCATTGCTTTGTCTGCAACTTCATTTAGTTCTTTGTCTGCTAACTCGCCTAAACCTTTTACTTGAGGTAATGCTGCTGCAATTTTATCAAGTTCTTCAATATCTCTAAATGTATCTTCTTGTTCAACTGGCACAGCTTTTTCTTGCTCTTCGTTTATCATTTCTTGAGCATCTGGCAAGTTTAACAAGTCTTCTAATTTTTTAGTCATAATAGTATCCGTTATATGCTACTATTATTTATCTTCTTTTACCTGTATGAAAAATATCTTTCTCAGTTACAATTCTAAATTTTATATTGTTTTGTTTGCAATAAGCATTTGCTGCTTGCCACTTTGCTTGATTAAGAACTACATGTGCTTGGTTGCGTTTATTACGACCTGCACCTTCCATTGTCATTTGATTGCTGGGTTTTACTTCTATTAGTTCTGCGTGTTGTTTGCCATTTGCATCTACATATGCAATAAAAAAGTCTGGTACATAAACAGTGTATTTTCCTGTAAAAGGATTTCTATATGGAATCTTTACAGCTTCGCTTGCCCATTTAGCAACACTAGGATGCTCATCGCAAAAACGCATAAAAGCAAATTCCCAACTGCTTCTATATGTAGGTGTGCGTCCGCCTACATATTTTTCAGGGTTTTTTAGATTGAATTTACCTTGTGCATACTGTGCCATTTTAATAAATTATGTTTCTTGCAGATTGATTAGCGCCGCTAATTTCTTGTCTAAAACCTATTCTTGTATTTTTATCTCTATTGTTGTTTAGTATAGCACCAATTAATTCATTCAGTTGAGGTTTTTCATATTGACGCAAATTGTCAATCAATTCCATTACATTGTATTGCTCAATCTTTGCTTGTTGCAACAACACAGTGCCAACACTGATTGCAGCACTTTTATCAAATCCTCTGCTTTCAAAAAAACCAATCACAGCATCAACTTGATTGCTAGGATAACTTACTCTATCTTTTTCGTAATTATCAAAATACTGTTTTGTTTTAACAGTTTGATCTTGACTAGTGGTAGTACTTTGAAAATCACTCATAATAGATCATTCCTTGATTTTGATTCAGTAGCAGATCTATTGCTTGCACTTGGAATGATTGCATCTACTATTGCACTTTCTCCAACGCTGATAATTTCGTTTATTACACTTCCAGTAGTTAAGCCTTTGGCATTTCTAAATGTATTAGCACCTGTAATAAGTGCACCTAGTATATTACCAGATTGTACATTGCCAATAGTTGTTGCTGCACCTGCTAGCACTCCGCCTGTTCCGAACAAGCTGGTTGATCCGCCACCTGCTGGACTAATAGGACTAGGGCCTTGATCATATCTGTATTCGCCAAACCCTGCAGGAACAATATCTGTCACTGTATAGTCTCTATCAGTTATTACTGTTTCATAACTGAAACGCATTCTGTTGATAGCAAATTCACTACCATCTGAATTGGCTTCGTCGTGATCCCATTGATCTATGAGTGGGTTAATATATGTATAACTGGTATTGGTAGATTTACCGTCTTGTGGATGAAGTTGAAATACCTGAATACTTGTGAAGAAGTTTTCAGTTTTACCAGGACGATCTAAACCAAATCTATTTGACATCACACCGCCTGCACCATATGCACTGTTTAAGTTTCCAACTCTTTGGTACGCAGGATCTTTAATTGCCGGTGCACCTTGATCTTGTTGCACATGTTGTGCATCGCTAAAATAATAGTTGAAATAATTTTTCCAAAGATAATTTGTCAATCCTGCATTATCGTCGTGCCATACCATATTAACAGGATCGTATTGTACACTTGTTTGTACAACTTTTTTTCTATTGTATTGATTAAGTGTTTCAGTCTGCATACTAAAGCTGGGCAAATCAACACTTTTACATAGTAGATTTATTTCACGTTTAGTAGTGTTATTAAATCCACTTGTACCACTTAAATTAATATTTGGATTTATATTTAAAACAACATGATAGAGATGTTTGAATTTTGGAGCAAGACGCATATTACCATCAACAAACACCTTACTCGCATGTGTGTAATCCCCTAAGTTTCCTTTGGGACTAAGTGCTCCGTTAATTAAATTGTCAAAAAGACCTGAAAATGGATTCGCCATAATAATATTTATCTTTTATAAAATGTGCGCAGTTAATAAAAAAGGAGTACATTAAAAAATGTACTCCCTATTCTGGCAATCATGTTAAGTGTTATTAGCCTGCGCCTGTTGCGGCTGTACCAAGCGTTCTGCCAACATCTGTACCAACACCTGTTTCTTCTGGTGTTTGAACTGCGTTGTCGTATGTGATGCTTAGTGTTACACTTACTGGCTCGTTTGTTGCATAGTTTAATGTGTTGTAGTTTGCTTCGTTTACATAGCAACCATAGCACTCCCATGTTTCTAGTACGTTTGGTGTCAAGTCACCATTACCACCGTCTAGGATTTCAATACGAGTTAAGAATTTGTAATCTGTACCTGATGCAGCACTTGCTTGCTCCATAAAGTCAAATTGTTTCTGTAGTTGTTCACCAACTAGTTTCTGTACGTTTCCGTTTACATCATCACGCATGTTAAGTGACAATGGGCTCCATGTGTGTTTACCAGCAAGGTTAATTTTACTGTTGTACACTGGAATTTCCATGTTTTCAAAAGTAAGTGTCGGACGAGTTACATCCATAACTTGTTTTGTAAGTTCTGTTGTCGGTGTTGATACACCAAAGTTTTCTAAAGTAACACGGAAGCGATACTGTAGTTTTGGCATTAACAAACCTTGACTGCTTGCGCTGTCATTTGTTGCTAATGGAACTGTTAATTTTGATAAGCTTGAGATTGCCATATAATATACTCCTATTCACAAGTATTTATCATATTAGGGGGTTAAATCAATAACCCCCTATATTATGACTTATAAACCTGCGATTTCTCCTGTGTTTTTAAGGCGTAGCGGAATGTAAATAAATTCAACTGCCTTAACTGGTTCAATAGCGATATCAACATATAGTTCGTTTCTATCAATTCTATTTGGAGTGTTGTTTGTTTCATCACACACAACCAAATAGTCATAAATTGCTCTCAAACCAATCAGTTCAACCATTAAACTTTCAACCTGTTGTTTGATTTCATCACGTGTGATTTTATCATTTGGTTCAAAGATGTATGGTTTTGCAAGTTTCTTAAGTTGGCTACGTAGATATACAACCAATCTTGCAACGTTGATTCTGTCAACTGCACTTGCGTTTCTAGCACGAGTTTTCTGACCAAATACAACCAACCCTGCTCCATTTAGGAATGTAATTGGGTTAACGTTGTTTTGATATAGTGTGTCACGCTGTCCTTCGTTAAGTGCAATACTTACAAATTCGCCTTCTGCATTAATGTAACCTGATGCTGTTGCGTTAGTAACACCACCACGTCTTGTACCTGCTGGTGCAAACCATGGGTAAGAAACTTGATCACTTAGTGCAATTGTACGTAGTGCCATGTGTGATGCTGGAACAACAATGTTGTTTCCTGCATTGTCACTACTAAAGCCTGCTGGATAGTAAACGCCTAGATATTCATCTCTGCTTACTAGTCCTAAGTCGTTATCTTCAACTGCTTGATTAACGTTGGTTGCCCATTCGCTAATCGAAGTAGTATTTGGTGCAAGTCTCATTGGGCTATCACCTACAACAAATGCTGTTAATCCTCTGTCATAGTTTAGGCTAATCATTTCGCCAATTAATTCTGGATAACCTGGTGCTGCAATCAAGTTAAAGATACGTGTTTCGTCATCACGTAGATCTTCAGTTGAGTTGATTGTTGCTTGCATTGCTTGAACAACAACTTTACGCTGTGCATTACGTCCAAATGATCCGCTGCCATCTGCATTGTTTGCTGATTCAGTAACCCAACGATGTGGATAGTA